ATACACCTTTCGCGGAACTACCCATAATGAAGTCGATAAGGGATATTAACCGATTAATGTATCTCTGTTGGTCGATAATATCCTCTACCACACCCCATACTTCTCCATCAAGTAGGGGATAAAGGGCAAGGATAAACGGGTGTTCCTGATGAAGGTAGGGGGTCTCTCCCTCAAAAAGGGTTAACCCGTAGGGGGATAAGTATTTGACATGCCATGTGTCTTCATAATGATCTTCTGCCTCTATAAGTGGGATGTCCTCTGGAGCCATTCCAGCGTTGACGCCACCACTTAACCTCTCCTCGTTAATTTTATCTATCTCTTGTGTCGTATAGTCGGTGATAGAAATAGACCCATCTGAAAAATCATGTACAAGTGTCTTCCACGCTCCTTTCTTCTGCCATACCTCCAGTACCCTATAATTACCCTCTTCTGCAGGGGTATCGAAACTTAGATAGTCAAGTTTATCTGGCTTTAACCCTTGACGCATCATAGCCCTATCTTTGTCTGCGAAAGCGCCGTAGTGTTTTCTTATCCTCTCTTCATCTTTTTTAGTTTTAGCAAACGTGCCTATAATATTCTCAATTGTCATGTCCATCAACTGCCCGATAGTGTGCATATCATTAAGCCTAATATCCTCTACATCAGAGTTAAAAAATATCCTGTTGACGTTGACATTTTCATAGTAAACATCGTATCTGTCTTTCTCTGGGAAGTATGCCCGTGTTACCTTACCAGCACAAGCTCCAGATAAAAGGAACTCTTCAAAATTTCTCACATTCATCTCTTCCATATTATTAATGGTATGAACTGCGTAGATAGCGTTGTTCATCATATCGCTTACCTCGGAATCCTCTCTGTTTGTCGCGATGACTATTGGCTTAGACGCCGAAGCTCTCTGTTGGCCGAGAAGGTTCTTCACCATCTGCCGGATCATATTCTGCTTGAAGGGTATCTTCCCCTGCCGCTTTATGTAGTCTTCCTCCACAATGGGGAACCCGGTGTCTGGGTCTGTGATAGTATCTCCCCACTGGTCTCCACGGTAATACATCCGCGCCCTCTTCCTTCTCTTCCTAAAGTCAGCGAGAGAACTCCAATAATACATGCAGTCATCATAGAGGGCCATATTATTATTCATCTCCTCTGATGGAATATCTTCTTTAATAACGGATATAGATTTCTTCTTAGCGCTGTATCCTACATCTTTCAGGTTTTTGTATTCTGACCTATCTATTGCTGTTCTCATGGCGTTTATCTATTTCTTTGGATTTATTCAAGAAGTCTTTAATTATCATTCTTCTGTCTTTGATGAGTTTTTTCTTCATCTCTGGGTTTATAGACCTATCTATTCTTTCATTCATATCTTTGATGCGTTTTTCAGAACGATCAAACTCGTTTATCAGCTCCATCATTCTCCTGTTCTTCTGAAACCTACCTATCATCTCATTATCTTTATTTGACTTAGCATCATTATAAAGGCCCTTCCATGTAGAAATTTCATTCTTTAGCTCCCAATACTTATCTGGGGTGTCTTTAGTGTACGGAGTATAGATGAACCTTCTCAAGATGGGGGTGGTGTATTCGTTCATCTGGTTCTCTTTGTTGATGACGGAAAGCGTAGCATCTCTCGTTGTCTTATAGATATTATTGAAGAACTTCCCTTTGCCACCTAAGTAATATTCCAATAGATGTTCGGCTTTAGATGGGTTCCAGTCATAAATTAACCACTTCCACTCATTTCTTTCCGCATCTACTTTAGTGGTCTTAGGGTTAAAGCCTATCGCCGCTGTTCTGTTAAGATCACCCCCACCAAGTCTATTCAATCCTCTTGCAGCATTTTTCAACAATGGGTTGACGTTAGGCAAAGATTGTTCACTACCAGGTATCTTCTTTTCTAATGCTTTAGTAAATGGTTCTTTATAGACCATCCTACCAGCGAAGTCTCTATTGACATTTATATCATAAAAAGGCATCATCCAAGAGGGGACTATTGGTCGTAAGGTAATGTCTCCCTTTAACATCTCATCAGGATTTAAAGATGTTATCGGGGAGAAGGAATCTGCTGTATTTGTAACAAGATCAATAGCTATATCTCCCGCTCCTTTTGTTCCTGTGGATGCTTCGTAAGCCATCACCCCTAAAGCATACACAGCCCTAAAGCCGTGGGGGAGAGGAATGGTTAGAAACTTCTCTTTTTTCTCTCCATAGCCTAAGTAATAGGCTGGGTTTGGTAATACCCAGAAATTATACTTTATGTAGGTGGGGATTTTATCGAAAGCATTTTCACCGTCATCATCATCATCAGCCCACATCCTTGTAAGTAATGATGACAAGAACCCCATAGTCATAAAACCTGCACCTAATTTAGCAAATGCTTTTGGATGGTCTTTGGCGAGTTTCCCTATGTTAGCAACTCCCTGAACGTTAGCGTTGAAGAATACATAAAGATTCCCCATTAAACCTGATACTTTCCCCCTTCTATTAAAGTTGACGGTGATATTCTTAGCATCAGAGGCCGACTGAGCATGTGACTTCCCTTTACTCATAGAGACAAGATAGGTAGAGAACCTTGCCTGATTCTCACTCATCTGCGCCATATACTCCATCCACTCACCAGCTTTCTTAATGGGAGCATAATTATTGGCAGCCTCCCATCTGGTAGGATTCCCAACAGCTAACCTCAACTCTTTCTCTATGTCTTTTTTAAAGTTTTTGATATTCTTTAGGTGGACATAACCTGTCTCCCCGCCGTTCATTTTAAAAGAATAATAAAGAGCGTCGTAGTCTGCATTGGTTAAACTCTCCCCATTAGATATTTTAATTTGTGCATCATTAATAGCTTCTTCTGAAAATGTAGTCCCTAAATTATGTTTAAGATGCCTTGAGACAGCCTTAAAAGAGTTCATCATTGACTTCCTGAAATATTTAGCATCACCTTTATCTCCTTTCACAAAGTGTGAAAAATAAGCATACCCAAAGTCCCGCGTCCAGTTCACTGGTACGAAGGCTGGGTTTTTTGATGTGAAGTTGGCAGAGATAAACCTTTGAACCCTACCTACCGTGGGGGATAGAATTTTGCTGACAAAGTCTTTAGCCATTATATTCTCACCGTTAATAGACCTTGCTACTACTGGGTCTGTAAATGAGATAACCTTTTTCTCCCCATTGTCATAGACGATGACATCATGCTGGGAAGCGTTATGGATAGTGTTCTTGTATAAATTTCTGGTATCTTTAATTACCGTAACTTTTTTCTGGTCGAAGAGTTCTTGATCCGGCCTATTTACGGTTGTTATGGTAGTCCCATCATCTTGTTTAACTTCATAGATAGGGTTCTCCGAGAAAAGGTCTTGCATCCGGGAGTTAGCACGAACCATATTCAGAGCCTTAGTTCTCATCACGTTCTTATTCCCCATGATGATAGCCGCATGTGCCATAGAAAGCATGTATGGTAACGGATTATCAGCAAGAGATGTTCTGCCTTTTGCATGTTTCATCGGCGGGGCATCTCTATTGATATTATCTTCTATGTATTTGTAAATATCAGAAGCCGTCTCACCAGCCCATCCCCTTAGTGGGACATAGTCTGTGTATTGGTTTTTATACTTCCTATATTGATCATTGGTGATAAGTCCTTTTTTATTTAGCGTCCTTAGTGTAAATCCCGTTACCTCTGACCTGCTGTCTAATAGTTCTTTTATATCTGCCTGGTCAACCATTCCCTCGAACTCTCTTATGTATGCCTCCGCTTCTACGTTAGACATCCCAGAACCTTCTTCAAGTTTAAACCCCTGCATCTGCATCACTTTATTCCTTTCGGATGCGTGTTTAGCCATAAGATATATTCCAATGCCATCGGCATCAATCCCATACATTCCGGCGATGTGTTTTACTGCTCCGAGAAACCTTCTCTGTATTGAGTTCTCAAAATTCTCTATCTCCGCCTTAGAAATTGACGATGTAAGGTTCTCAAATAAGTGTGTATCAAGGTCTTCACCCATCACCCCACCTCTTTTCGTTATCAGTTCTTGTAAGGTTTTTACTGACCTCATGTTGTCGTGAAATATCTCAAGTGCATTTTCGTATGCCCCTTTTATGATAGGTTCGTGCCTGCTGTCGAAATTAGGGTCACCGGTTTGATTTGCCATGAATTTAACATCATCTCCCTCATAGATAATTTGATCTTTTCTTGGAGTATCTTCTGTCTCTTTGAGAGGGGTTCCCCTTCTATCCTCCTCTGACATGTTAATTCTATTTTGTACATTGCGGGCTTCTACTTCTCCGGCTAACTTTTTGTAAAGACTAAATGCTTTATCGTAATCATATTTATTGCTTTCAAGTTCTTTTATTCCATCTTCAATATCTCTCCATTCCCTTAATAATTTATGAGTTTCGGCTGTCTGTCCTTTATATCTTTTCCCGAATGCTTTACTTTCCCATTCATTATAAATCCGTTGATATTCTTTTTTGAGTTGCTTAATTTTTTCTTGAAGTTGTTCTTTACTTTCTACTCCAGCAGAACGAAGTTTAGCCCTTAAAGCCATATCGTTTACATTCCCCCCTCTTGCAAACCCTTCTATTTCCTGTATGGCGTGTTGGATTTCATGGAGAAGAATGGATTGTGCTTTTGCTACGTCTGTTGCTTTTACAGTTATTTCACTTGAAGCATTTTTACTATTTATTGTAACATGACTAAAACTGCCTGTATTATTTTCTTTATCTGAAATATCAATACGAACAGTAATATCGTTTAATTGTGGATAAGCAATGTTTACTTCTTTGGATGCAAATAGGCTTGCAGCATGAATAACCGTTCCTTTACTTTTATTTTCAAGCGCGAAAACATCTGACACGGATCGAATGTAGTCCGGTATTTCATACCTCCACTCTCCGTCGGAACCCTTTTCCCACCCGGTCGCCATCCTTATTTTTAAAGCATCCTCATTACTTATCTCCCATGTATGCTTTAAGCCAGCGTCTGTTTCACGCTTCTCCTGTTCCACAAGAAATTTGCTCTCCATCTTTTTCGCCACTCCTAAATTATAAAGTCTTGTAGTGGCTTCTTCTGCTTTGTCTATTTCAGTAAGTTGTCCCTCAAATTGGTCAATCCATGCAACATCATTTACAGAAACTTCTTTTGAATAAACCTTTTTATTACCCGAATATGATTCTGCTTGCATATAACTTGGAGAAATAAACACACCGTTTTTTATAGGTTTTGATGAATAAACAGTGATGCGGCCTGATTCTAAAGCAGCTTTCATATCGTCAACAGTAAAATCAGGTGTTGCATCCTCGTTATCATTTATTGATTCTGAAAATACTTCTTCGGCTGTTTTAATATCGTTGATAGTTCTTATTCCTGTATGAATATTATCACTTATAGGATTCATTTTAAGAACTATACCCAATTGTTTTTGCTTGCGTTCTGCTTTGTCTAAGTTGGCCGCCCCTGATTCTCCTGCTATCTGGAATCGGACGCCATCAGAAGTTATCCCGGTTATAGAACTATCTGTGTAGTTAGCCTGAACCGCAGACTTGACGATGTCCATAACATCTTTGTTTGAGATATTATGCCCTAAGAAGTTCTTTACTTTTGATCTTATCCATTCTACTATTTTAGCCCATACAGACCTCTCTTTAGCTGTCACTTTAGAAGGGTCATCCATCTTCTTAGAAAGGTATGCTAAATACTCCTCTGCTAACTCTGTATCTCCTAAATTTTCGTACCCCGTCAAGCCCTTGTTGTTGGTCTCTTTCTTTATGAAAGCAAGCATGTTATCTCTTCCTGCGAAGTCTGCTATCTTTTGAAGTGTCTCTTGCTTCTGGGTTTCGTTGAATAGGATATTTAAGCCATGATGAACCCCCACCTCGTGGAGCCATAGCTTAGCGGCGAAGTTAGAGTTAAACCCTTTTATATTCTCTGCGATGACATACATCTTCCCGTTGACATAGAAAGCCGGGGTGCCGTGAGCTGTATCGAAGTTCTTGACGGTAGTTAAAGCTTTATCGCTTAGAACCCCTTTTAGGTCTTCTATCTTCTTGACTACTACTACATCTGGGGCATTTGGGGCATTCTTTTTAGCTTGTCTAAAAAGTCTTTTCGCATATTCAAAGGTAGTCTCCTTGGGTTTCCTGCTGACCTGTTCACCTTCAAATATTCTATCTATCACCTTCTGTGGAACTCTTTCTGCTTCATTGTAGGCTTTAGCAAATAAAACGCTATTCCCTTCTTCGTCTGTCTTTTCTTGGATAGTGTCAAATAACTGCTGAAACGCTTCATTGATTGTCTGACTTTCTTCTGCTGTTGGATATGGAAAGTTATTTTTATCTAATCCATTTCCTGCCCATTCTCCCATTTCTTTGAAATTGGCTAAGTAATCGTTTTGCTCATTTGTTACTCCTAATTTTTCAATTATAAAGTTCTCAAAAGAACGTGCTGTCATTTCAAGCATCTGCGACCAATATACTTTAGAACGGGTCTTATCAAGGTTCTCGCTCCTTTCTGTTAATCCTGATTTCTTGATTGCATTTACAACATCGGTAAACGCTTTGTGCATTTCTGTTCTTATTCTTTCGTCAGGAACTAATTCTTTTTTGCCATTTACTTCTTTAACTACAACCCCTTGTCGTGGTTTTTCTGTTACAAACCCTGCTGTTTCGCCTCGTTTGCGTGAAAAATAACTATCAAGTGCGTGCCACCATTCGTGCGCCAAACTTCCTGCGCCTTTTGTTTTGGTAAGGTTTATTACTACTTGCCCAGGTTCGTAATGTGCTGCTGCAAGATTACCGCCTCCCCTTGCCCCAAATGCAAGACCTAATTCTCCACCTAAACTAATTGCTCTTGGACTAACCCCAATCGAAGTAGAGAGGTCTTTTAGTGCATCGTAGGCATCGTTTAATGATTGTTGTCTTTCGTCTTTGTTTACCCAATTACCAAACTGAACTCCCCTAAACCCAAATTCATCTGCAAACATTTCAGGAGTTACATCTTTTCCGTTCCTATAATCCGTTCCAACTCTTGCCCTGTTGGTTTCCCTTCGTTCTTTCGGGTCTAACTTCATGCTATCCCAAATCTCTTGAAGTTGTGCATTTTGAGTTTTAAGTATTTCAAAGGCTTCGTTTCGCTCTAATCCTTCCATCAGCCGAACAATATCAATAGCACCTTTTTTGCCTATGAAGAATTTATTTGTTTTCGCGTCCTTGTAAACGCTGAACTTAGTTTCTTTTGACTTGGACTTATTTTTATTAAGCATTGCCTTTAATGCTTCGGCTGCTTCTGGGACTGTTTTAAAGTCTGCAAGGATATAATTACCTTTTACAATGGAGATAGGTTTTTCTTCTGTTGCTCTTGCTCCAACCCTGCCGATAAATCGTTTTATTTTATATGCCCCTGTATTAATATCCTCTGCCGGGAATCCTAATGCTTTCTGAATTTCTTCAAATATGAAATATTGCCTTGAAAGGTTCGTGTACTTTTCTGACGTTTTTAGCGCTTCCTTGAATTTTACTACATTCTCTTTGCTTTGAATAAAGTCAGACATGGTATCAATAGCTGATTGAACTTGTTTCGCCCATCCTGCTACCCTATATTTTTTACGTGGTTTGGAAGGTATCTCATCATAAAGGAATTTCATTATCAATGCGCCATCTTCCGATAATGTACCATCTTCTACCAACTGTTTAAAATCAGGTCTTGGAAATGATTTAGATAGTGGCAATGAAATAATATCTTCGGGAGTAACGTCTTTCATTTTTTGGTACAAATCTTTCTTTGCTCCTTCAATCTTTTCCCCGAAGTCCTCAATCTTTTCAACTGGCTGTTCTTTCTTATCTTCTACTGGCTTAGGAGCTTCTTGATTCTGTTTTGCTTCTGGTATAACAAGTTCCCGAACCTTGTTTTCAGGCATTCTGTAAACCAATCCATCTTCTGCCTTGATTCTTAACTTACCATCATCCGACCTCGATATAACCGTTCCTGTGTGGTCTGAGCCATCAACGTAAGTAAACGATACTTTACGCCCTGATTCAAACGTAACTTGATTGTTTATGATTTCATCGGCTTCTTTTACCGCTTCATTGAGTTCAGCTTCATTGTCGCTTTCTGCCTTGCCCTCAATATCCGTGATAGATTGTTCAACTTCTGTGGGCTGTTCGACTGGTCTTTCGATAAACTCTGTTGCTTGTTCTTTTGTGATTGTTCCATTTTCAATATTTTCTTTAACTGTTTCAATGTCCAAAGATTCCTGTAACGGATTTTCAATTGCCTTGATTTGTTCTCTTACACCTTCGATTTCTGCAATAGTCTCAGATACAAATTGTTCTGCATATTCAACTGCCCATTGTGCTGATTTTATCTTAGAAGCATTTGTTGAATTTCTTTTTACACTTATTAGTTCTTTCTTTGCTTCCTTTAATTTGCTCTCTTTGTCTAACTTTCGTCTTTCAAGGCGTTTTATTTCATTTTCTAATAATGCTGTTTTTTCTTTGGACGTATATTCCCATTCAGCCATTGTTTTATAACCGAACAGTCCTGATGATAGGCTTTTAGCATTTTCCACAATAGGCATTACTAATCCCATAATCCCTTTATTGCTCTCAACAACCAATGCTCTTGTTGGGTCACTAAATTGAAGCTCCACATTTTCAACTCCATGTTCCGCAAATACCTGAAATACAGACTGCATTTTTTCAGATTTAAAATGGTAAGTATTATCTCCAATTATAATTCTTACTCTTAATGGGTTTGAAAAGAAACGTTTGGTATTAACAAGTCCGTTTAGTTGCGCTAACCATTCATTTACATTTACTGTTCTTTTTAATGGGATATCTCTCGGTATAACTGCATCATAGATTATATAGTCAGCACCATCAGCAATAAATTCCCCTGTTTTCGGATTTATAACCTCGCTCTTTTTAATTGTTTTGTCTTCGATAACAATTAATACGTAAGCATCGGTAGCAACTAATTTATTGTTTTCTGCATCCTTAAATACTCCAGTCAATATAGGGAGCCAATGGTCACCTGTAACTATTGATTTCAAACTGCTTATTTTCGATGCAGTAGAGTTATCTTTAATCGGGGTTATCTTTTTCTCGATTGGCTTAACATCGTGGTTTGATTGTGATTCAAAGCCTATGTCAATTTTATCTTTTTTAGCATATTGCTTAGATGGGAATTTATCTGATTCAGCAAATAGTTTCGCTAATTGAATTTGTTCTTTTTCAGTTAATTCGTTTTCTTCTGATACTTTGTTGAATGGTTTCCCCTGTTGTAGTTCATTCAACATTTTCTGCGCTTTCTTTGATAATTCAGGGGTGTCCACTTTTGCTGCGCTTTCTGTGGATATTTTATTATCCTTACCAGATACCTCTGGTGTTTTCTTATCTGTCAATTCTGATAAGACCTCTCCTGCTGGACGTTGTTTCTCTTGTGGCTTCGGTGTGTCTTTTACGCCTTGTGGTTTAGTGGGAGCAACTACTTTCTTATCTTCACTAACAGGTTTTTCAACGGGTAAGGATTCCTTGACCTCAAACAGTTCAGGATAATCTTTTTTGACGTTTTCTGGAATGATTTTGCCTTCGGATAGGGCTTGTTGAACGGATTTCTTGTGTGATTTAAAACGCTTTGGCCTTCCTCCATATTTAGTATAAATCCACGGGCTCGATAAGTCGTTATTCAATGCTTGTGCCTGTTCTTCGGTAAAGTTTCCTATAACTTCTTCTGAATACATTTCTGATTTATCAAATTCCTCCCTTGTCATTTCCCAAGGTTCTTTAACCTTTTTCCCGGCTTCGGGAAGTTGGTCGGATTCTTTCGGTTGTCCCCCTTTCTTATCTTCGGTAGGGGTTACTTCTTTAATAGGAGTAGGTTGAGTAACAAACTTTTTAAATCCTTCTATATCTTGTTTAC